ACCTTCCCAGCTTCGCCGCGAAGAAGGCTATTCAGCTGCGGATATGAAAGCTTCCCGCGCAGGCCGTAAAGACGGTGGTAAAAAATGGATTCAGGAAGCGATTGAGAAGCCAGGCGCTCTTCGCAAATCACTCGGTGTGAAGGAGGGAGAAAAGATCCCCGCAAAAAAGCTTCACGCCGCCGCTGAGAAGGGCGGCAAGCTGGGTAAACGCGCTCGATTGGCTGAGACATTGAAGCGTCTTGGCAAAGCCACTGGCGGGTCTCTTATGGGCGTTTTGGACGCTAAAAAGAAATCATCCAAGAAGAGCGGCAAGAAAGGCGGAAAGACGGACATAAACATCGTCATTAATGCTGCCAAGCATCCTTCTAGACATATGGAGGCTGCTTTACCTGGCGGAGATGCTGGCGCTCCTCCTTTGCCTCCAATGCCACCTGCTCCACCTATGCCAATGCCACCTGCTCCGCCCATGGGCGCTGTTGGGGCTGGAGCTCCTCCTCCTGCTCTTCTTGGCCGTAAGGCTGGCGGTCGCATTACTAAGGTTGCCAAGTCCTATAAGGACATGGAGGCTGGCGCTGGAAGTGGCGAAGGTCGTTTGCAAAAGACGGACATTGCCAAGCTTCATAAAGATGCACCTGCCCGCAAAGCAGGCGGTCGCATTAGCCGAATTGCAAAGTCATATAAAGATATGACTGCTGGCGCAGCTTCTGGCGAAGGTCGATTACAGAAAGAGGACATCGCGAAAGCGAAAGTAGGTCGCAGCAAGTAGTTGTTGTGATAAGGGGGTGGCGTTACCCCTTCTCAAATGCCACCCCTGTTCTTACATGAGAAGGCGAGTGAGAAGGGCTCGACATGACATTTACGACGCAGCAAGCGTATGAACGCGAGCTTGCAAAATTGATTGATGTAGAAATTGAAAGATTGATGGATGCAATTTCTAACGGTCATTTGGAAGATTACGCCGAATATAAATTTTTGGCGGGGAAGATCGCGGGCTTGCGCCTTGCACAGGAATATCTGCTTGAGGCCGAGCGGATATGTCAGGAAAAATACTGAGAAGAGAAGGGAAAACCATAAATGTCATCTATGATTATGGATCACGACATTGATCCTAGAGCAAAAATATTAAGCGAATTAGGTGATCTTTCGTCTATTGAGCTTTTTAACAATCAAATCCTTGCGGCTGTTTATATCAGGCCAACAAGGACAAAAAGCGGAATTTACTTGTCTGATAAGACGGTTGATGAAGACCGTTTCCAGGGCAAGGTAGGTCTTCTTGTTAGTATGGGGCCTTCCGCTTTCCAAGATGATTCAGGCGCATGGTTTAACAACGCAAGCTTTAATCTTCATGACTGGGTTGTTTTCCGCCCTTCAGATGGTTGGAGTATTGTTGTTAATGGTGTTTTGTGCCGAATAATGGCTGATACGCAGGTAAAAATGCGCATACAGTCTCCTGATATAGCCTGGTAAATATCAGAAACAATCTTTTAAGGAGATATCATATGTCTGATGAAGAAAATGGCGTTGAAATTGTTTTTGAAGAGCCAAAAAAAACAGATAAAGAAACGCCTGAAATAGAAATTGCTGAAGAAGAAGATACGAAACTTGCTAAAAAGAAAGAAATTGAGCCTGAAGAAGGTATCAATGAATTAAAAAGAAACCTTGAGCGAGAAAAAAGAGCAAGGGAAGACGCTGAACGTCGCGCTAAAGAAGCATATTTACATGCTCAAAAGGCCAGCGAAGACAAAAATGAGTCTGATTATCAATTAATCGTCAATGCGATTGATACGATTAAAGAGAGAAATGAAGTTTTAAAGACTGCTTACGCTGATGCCATGGCGGCAAATGACTATAATCGCGTTGCTGAGATACAGGATGCGATGACAACGAATGCCCATCAGCTTGAAAAGCTGAAAGATGGCGAAAAGGCAATGAAAAAACAGATGAAGGATGCCGAAAATGCGCAGCCTGTTCATCCTGTTACGCCTCCAAAGGGTGATATTGTTGATCAATTGGCTGAAAATGTATCGCATCGGTCTGCGGAGTGGCTGAGGAGCTCTAGAGAGTATTTAAAGAGCGAGCGAGAAGTCAGAAAAATGTTTCGGGCGCATGAAGATGCCGTTGATGATGGTATCCAGCCAGATACGGATGAATATTTTCATTTTATTGAGAATAGATTGGGGATTAATCGTGAAGATTCTTCAGAATCTCCCCTTTCAGCCGCATCAGCCCCTGCTCCTCGCAAGTCTGTAGCGCCACCAGCGGCGCCTGTGTCACGAGGTTCAAGCAATAGGCCTAATGTTATGCGATTAACGAGGGCTGAGGCTGATACGGCGCGAGATCTTGGCATGACGCCTGAAGAATATGCCAAGAACAAAGCCATGTTGATCAAAGAAAATAGATACAACCATTGAGGATTAGATAAATGGAACAGCCAATTCAAACCCGAACACGCAAAAATAGTATTTTTACAAAATCTATTAAAAATGAAGATACAGATGTTGCTACAGAGGCTCCTTCTATCAGGCCGCCGATTAGAGAAGATGACCCAAGGGCTGCTGCTGCGCGTCGTGCAGCTGAACTGCGTGGCCATCTTGGTGAAGTAAATGACGGCACAGATGAGTTCTTTATTGATCCTGAGATTATCCCAGATGGTTGGGAATATCAGTGGAAGCGTCTGACGGTTTATGGCCAAGAGGATCCTGCCTATCAGGTTGCCTTGGCTCGTTCTGGCTGGACGCCTGTCCCGACGTCAAGACATCCAGAAATGATGCCTCATGATACAAGAGCTGAGTCAATAACGCGCAAAGGACAGATCCTTATGGAATGTCCAAAAGAGATTATTGACGAACGTAGAGACTTTGAATTGAGAAAGGCTCGTTCTCAAGTTAGATCTAAAGAGGCTCAATTGGCTGGGACGCCAGATGGCACTCTTACAAGAGACCATGCTCAGGCGCGTCCTCAAATTAAAAAGTCTTATGAGGCTATGCCTATTCCGGAGAAGTAAGATGACCAAAGAGGGATTTAAGCCTTTTTTTGAAAACTCTCGTTTGCAGCAGCGAATGGACTTTTCATTTTTTAGACTTGATCCCTCTTTTTATTTTTTATCTCCGGGGTCTGATAAATCTTATGAGCCGGACGTCGAGGCAATATCAATTGCTTGCGGGCAGGACCCGCATTTGTTTTTGAAGTATCTCAATATAGAAAAACCAAATCTTGGTTACGGATCTCATCCATTCTATCCATTGGATAAGGTAGATTGCCGTCACGTTATGATGTCTATTTTGTCTTTCGGAAAAGTTAAAAATGCGAGGACAGTTTTAGAAATTGGTGGAGGGTGGGGTAATTGGTGCCGCCTAAATATGACCGCGCATCCTATTGATCACTGGTCAATTGTAGATTTAGATTTTGTTTTAGAATTGCAGAAATGGTATTTAAAACAAACTCTTAGCCAAAATCAATTTAATAAAATATCGTTTATTGACGCAGAAAAAGAAAATTTTCAAGGTAATTTTGACATTGCAATATGCGCTCATAGTTTGAGCGAGTTGAGTATGGATGACTTCAACAAATATTTGCCTGTCTTAAATAGATGCAAATATATATTTTATGCATTTCATCGTCATTATCCGACAATCAATATGTCTCTTGAAAAGGAGGATATTTTGATGAAAAATTTTTCTATTATGCAATTAACGCATAGTGAGGATGAATTAGTTCATAATTTGCTTCTTAAAAATAAAATATATTACTCAGACTAGCTAGGTCAATATAGAAACAGATTTGTAATTTTTTGATAGCAGCGTTGTCTAGCCAAGGCCATAATCATAGCTCGTCTTGGCTACCCCTTTGCATTTTATTCATTGTCAATATATAATGGCAACAAGCCATTAAATTGGCTTGGGCTCCCTCGGCGTGGAGCATTAACTTTCCCCTGGTTCTATAGTCGCCCCGGTGCGCGATGACAGAGCCTCCTGTAAAAAGGAGATTCCGTTATGGCGACGAATAACGTCTCAGCGCCTTTCGGTTTTCGCCAGTATGCGGGCAACGGCTCTGCTCCAACCTATGAGCAAGTCCAGTTTCCAATCGCATATAATTCGACGAATATATTCTTTGGTGATCCAGTAACGGCTGTAAGCGATGGCACGGTAGCGCAGTCTGCGTCTACTGGCGCTACGCCAGCTATTCTTGGCATTGCCGGCGTTTTTGTTGGCTGTAAATATCTTTCAGCCGTTCAGAAGCGCGTTGTGTGGTCAAACTACTACCCTGGTGGAACTGACCCACAGTCAGGCACAATCTATGCCTATATTGTCAATGACCCGAACGCTAAGTTCGTTGCTCAGTCTGACTCAACGGGCATTGCACTGACGGATGTCAATGCAACGATTGGCTTCGTGATTGGCTCTGGAAATACTGCAAATGGTATTTCTGCTGCTTATCTTGATACTTCAACCCTCAACACTGCTACCTACGGTGTGAACAATCCGTTCAAAATCGTTGCTGTTGTGACGGATCCTCCAGGATCTCAGGGCACAATCTCCAACGGCACCACTGGCGGCACCAGCGGCCAAGGCTACGATTATGCCATCGTTATGTTCAACGATGTCTTCACTCGTAACTTCCAAGGCGTCTAAGAAGGAGTAAGGACCAATGGCTGTTAATCTCTCTGCCATCAAAGACCTTCTCCTCCCCGGCCTCCGTGGAGTTGAAGGCAAGTATGAGATGATCCCATCTCAATACGACAAGATCTTCACGAAGCATGATTCCAAAATGGCGCTTGAGCGCACTGCGGAAATGCGCTTCTTGGGTCTTGCTCAGTTGAAGACGGAAGGCGGCCAGACCGCTTTCGATAACTCAGCTGGTGAGCGTTATATCTACAACCAGGAGCACACTGAAATTGCTCTTGGCTATGCTATTACGCGCAAAGCCATCGACGACAACCTGTATAAGACACAGTTTATGCCGTCGAACCTTGGCCTCATTGAATCTTTCCATCAGACGAAAGAGATCTATGGCGCCAATGTGTTGAATACGGCTACGACGTATAATGCTTCTATCGGCGGTGACAGCGTTGCGCTTTGCGCGCCGAACCATCCGATCGATGGTAGCACTGTAGCGAATAAGCCTGCTGTAGACGTTGATCTTAATGAATCAACGCTTCTCAACGCGATGATTGCCATCCGCACGAACTTCAAAGACCAGGCTGGTCTGAAGATCTTCGCTCGTGGCCGTCGTCTTGTTGTTCCACCACAGCTCGAGCCTGTTGCAATTCGTCTGACGAAGACTGAACTGCGCCCAGGCACGGCAGACAACGATGTCAACGCAATCATGATGACTGCAGGCGGCTTGCCTGAAGGCTACATGGTCAACGACTTCTTGACGTCTGCTTATGCTTGGTTCTTGCTTACGAACATTGACGGTCTTTCTTACATGGAAAGAGTTAAGTTCGAGTCCGACATGCAGGTCGACTTCGTAACAGACAACCTTCTTGTGAAGGGTTACGAGCGGTATAGCTTCGGCTATTATAACTGGCGTTCGATTTACGGATCGTTCCCAACGTCGTAATGATAATATGGCGGGGGCCTCTATTACATAAGCCCCCGTCTTCTTTCTAGGTAATTTAGTCGCGCAGACCGGCCTAGCGGACGCTGCACAGACTACGCGACGAAACCTTGTGCAGGAGGATAATATGGGAACAACTACGTTTACTGGGCCAATCACGGCTGGCGACGTTCTTGATACGACAGGTTCAACTGTTGGATCTTTAAAGAATGTTGGATTTGTTCATATGTCGCAAACTGTTGCAGTTACGCAGGCGACAAATGGATCGACAGCAGGACTTTACACAACAACAATTGTAATTCCTGCGAATAGTCAAATTACATCAATCCGCCTTTATGTAACGACTGCATGGACTGGTGTTGCTTCAACATTTAATATTGGCACAAGCGCAACCGCAACAGAACTTGCTGTTGCAGCGACTGCCGCCAATACAGGTGCGGCAATTGGCATTGTCAATGTTGACCCTGGCACGAGTGCTACCCGTGTAAATAATTGGGTTGATGTTGGAACAAGCGATGTTCAAATATTCATGCTTTCAACAAATACAGGCTCTGGTGTTGGTTGGCTTGCAGTCAACTATAATCAAGCCATGAATCTCGTTGCTTAATAGGAGGCTGAAATGGGTTTTTATGAAGGACAAGACGGACCTGCAGTTGCAAAATCTGCAAAGTCAAAATCAGATGGCTTTAAAAAAGGCGGTAGCTGCATGAAGAAAGGCGGCAAGGCTGTTATGTCTGAGGCATCTAAGGCTAAAAAGCCTGCTCGTGCTTCTGGCGGCGGCGTTCTTTCGTCTGCTCATTCAGGCACGCCTCGCGGCAAAGCTTCTCATTATTGAGATTTGTCGGTGCTAAAGTCGACGGGGGTTTTTTGGAACCCTCGTCGTATTCTTGGAGATGATATATGGCGAAAAGTCCAGCTTGGCAGCGATCAGAAGGTAAGAATCCTGAAGGTGGCCTTAATGCCAAGGGCAGGGCTTCCGCCAAGGCTGAGGGCCACAACCTGAAGCCGCCGGTCTCGAAAGAGCAGGCTGCAAAAAGCGATAAGTCGGCCTCTCGACGTAAGTCATTCTGTGCCCGTA